TCTCCTACAAAACAAATTGGAGCTGCTATTGTTAAAGGAGCAAAAGATGTTGGTGCTAAAGTAATGAAAGGTATCAAAGCTTTAGACAAACAAGCAAACAAAGGAAGTAGATAATAAAGCATATGAAAAATCTATCAATAAAAGGTTATAAAAAAAATAGTCCTGATAAAGATAGACCTTATAATGTAATACCTAGCGGGGAAATCACTATGAAAAATGTGGAGTTTCCCGTTTTAGGTATTGATAATAAAGGTAATTCTAAAGTAATGCAACCTGGTAAAGATTATAGTTATCCAGGGGATACTGTATTAGAAGTGCCTATAAAAAAACAAAAAATATATAATAGAATATTTAAAAAATAAATTATGGGACAATATGGTAATCAACCAGATTTTGGAACAATAGTGGCAGTATTGGAGGATATAGGCCTTAACGTTGTTTTTCCTCCTTCGGCAATATATGTGGGAGAGACTAATAATAATGATGGCCTGGCCTCGTTGGAGGTGCAACCTGTTGGTAATGAACCTGGCGATACTGTGATTATATCAGGGATATCCAATGGTACTTTTTTACCAATTGTAGTTACAGAAATAATTGATAAAGTTGGCATAGATACTAATAAGATATTACTTTATAGATAATTAAAATAAACAAATAATTAAATCAAATGGAAAACACAAACAAAATTACAGAAAAACAATTAGAAACCATTGTTAATCAACAAAAAGCTATGAATACCTTATTAACTAATATAGGGTTATTGGAATCTCAAAAGCACGGTTTCTTACACCAAATTGCAGAAGTAAATAAAGAAGTAGAAGAATTTAAATCAGAATTACAATTAGAATACGGGGATATTAATATTAATATCGAAGATGGTTCTTATACTCATATAGCTTACACAGACGAACCTAAATTAGAAAAAGTAGACTAATGAGTTCTGTTATTAGAAAAATTAGTATAGGTACAGATTATAAAAATGAGGCAATGCATTACTCTGTGGGACAAAATGTTTACGGGGGTCATGTAATTGGCGGTATATTATTTGATGAGAAAGACAACTCATATAATATTTACATTGAAAAAGGAGATGAAGTAATGCCGTGGAAAAAGTTTAATTCTAATATGGCTATATCTGTTGAATATGATTTGGAATACTAATGAGAAGTATTTTTTCTTTTATTGTAAAGCCTGTAGGGGAAAGATACAATAACAAAGTTAAAGTCGATGGTAAAGAACTAATAGTCAATACTAAAATTGAAAGCTTTAAATCAGTAAATAACTTTGCAGAAGTTGTTGCAATCCCATTAGCATATAATACAAATATAAAAGTTGGTGATATAATTTTAATTCATCATAATGTTTTTAGAGTATTTTATGATATAAGAGGCAATAAAAAAAATAGTAGATCATATTTTAAAGATGATTTATATTTTTGTGAATTAGATCAAATTTATTTATATAAAAATACCGGTGAATGGAAAGCGTTTGGAGACAGGTGCTTTGTTAAGCCAATTAAAAATAAAGACTATCTAAACGTAGATAAAGAACAAAAGCTTATTGGTATATTAAAATACGGAAATAGCTCCTTAGAAGCGCTTAAAATATACGAGGGAGACCTTGTTGGTTATACTCCTTATGGAGAATTTGACTTTGTTATTGATGGACAAAGACTTTATTGTATGAAATCTAATGATATTATAATTAAATATGAATATAAAGGAAACGAAGCAGAATATAACCCCTCTTGGGCCAAATAATTGGATTGTTTATAGGCATATAAGAAACGATAAAAAAATTATATTATATTGAATAAAATGGATATTAAAGAAACAAAAAATAATATCATAAAAGCTGGACACAAAGCGGTACTTGAGTTAATTAAAGTTGCTGAAGAAGCTATTTTAGATAATGGAGAGGACGACTTGTCAGCGGATAAATTAAAGAATGCTGCAGCAACAAAAAAGTTAGCCATATTTGATGCTTTTGAAATTCTAAGTAGAATACAGGATGAAACCCGTATGCTGGAAGAAGAGGAAAAAGATCCTACAATAAAACAATTTAAAGGTTTTGCAGAAGGGAGATCTAAATAATGTACGAACAAACACTTTATAAGATACTACCAAACCATATTAAACCATCAATTATTAAACAACAGAATCGTTATAATAAATGGAAATACGGATATAATAAGGACCATGATGTAATTATTATTAGTAAAACAGGTAAGATTGGAGAAATATACGAGATACAAAACTTAAGGATTGCTCTACCATTAATGGATAACTCCTTTAAGAGAGATTCAAAAAAAGAAGAACAATACTGGGAACAATTAAAAATACCAAAAGAACTTGAAAAAATAAAAAGTGTCTTTGACTGGAATAAATATCCAGATAGTTTCAAAGAAAAATGGTATGACTATATTGACAACGAGTTTAAGCATAGAGAAGAAGGCTTTTCATTTTATAATAATGGAGTTCCTACATATGTAACTGGTACACATTATATGTACTTGCAATGGAGTAAAATAGATGTTGGTGCACCAGACTTTAGAGAATCAAATAGATTGTTTTTTATATTCTGGGAAGCTTGTAAAGCGGATCCAAGATGTTATGGAATGTGCTATTTAAAGAATAGACGTTCTGGATTTTCTTTTATGTCATCTGCTGAATTAGTTAATCAAGCAACTATATCAAGTGATTCAAGATTTGGAATCTTATCAAAAGCTGGGGCCGATGCTAAAACAATGTTTACCGATAAGGTGGTTCCAATCTCTCTTAATTATCCCTTTTTCTTTAAACCTATCCAAGATGGTATGGATAGACCTAAAACAGAACTTGCATATAGAGTGCCTGCTTCTAAATTTACAAGAAGAAAATTAGATAGTCAAGAAAATCCAGAAGAAATGGAAGGCCTTGATACAACAATAGATTGGAAAAATACAGGGGATAACTCTTATGATGGTGAAAAACTTAAGTTACTGGTTCATGATGAAAGTGGTAAATGGTTAAGACCGGATAATATATTAAACAACTGGAGAGTTACTAAAACGTGTTTAAGATTAGGTAGTAGAATTATTGGTAAGTGTATGATGGGTTCAACGTCAAATGCTTTAGATAAAGGAGGAGATAATTTTAAAAAACTATATTATGCTTCAGATGTCACGAAAAGAAACCGCAACGGACAGACTAATTCAGGATTATATAGTTTGTTCATACCTATGGAATGGTCCTACGAGGGATTCATTGATACTTATGGCATACCTGTCTTCGATACTCCAAAAACCCCGGTCAAAGGAATTGATGGGAATGAAATAGATTATGGGGTTATTGAGCATTGGCAGAATGAGGTAGATGGACTAAAGTCCGATTCTGATGGATTAAATGAATACTATAGACAATTTCCAAGAACAGAACAACACGCTTTTAGAGATGAAACAAAACAATCGTTGTTTAATCTTACAAAAATATACGAACAAATAGATTATAATAATGATCTAAGGAATTCAAACATATTAACTAGAGGCAATTTTCAATGGGAAGGTGGCGTCCAAGATACAAAAGTAATATTCTATCCGAATAAAAGTGGTAGATTCTTGATTTCATGGATTCCTCCATATCATTTGCAAAATATTGTTATATCAAAGAATAATATGAAATGGCCTGGTAATGAACATATTGGTGCATTCGGGTGTGACCCTTATGATATATCAGGAACAACAGATGGCAAAGGATCTAAAGGTGCATTGCACGGAAGAACAAAGTTCTCAATGGAAGATGCCCCAAGTAATACATTCTTTTTAGAATATATATCAAGACCACAAACCGCTGAAATATTTTTTGAAGATGTATTAATGGCTTGTATATTTTACGGTATGCCAATTCTTGCAGAAAACAATAAACCAAGATTACTATATCATTTTAAAAGAAGAGGCTACAGGGGTTACTCAATGAATAGACCTGACAAATCTTTTATTAAATTATCAGCAACGGAAAGAGAAATAGGAGGAATTCCTAACTCTTCTCAAGATATAATACAAGCACACGCTGCAGCAATAGAAACAGAAATAGAGGATTATGTTGGACTAACTGAAACAGGTTATGGGACAATGTACTTCCAGGATACTTTAGAGGATTGGGCAAGATTCGATATAACCAGAAGGACTAACCATGATGCCTCTATTAGTTCAGGATTAGCAATAATGGCTTGTAACAAAAATAAATATATGCCAACTGAAAAAAGAGAAATAGTGTCTGTGCCTTTAGGTTTTAGAAAATATAATAATGAAGGAACTACATCAAAAATTATTAAGTAAATGAATATATACACAAATCCAAATAGTGCTTTCCCTAGTCAGGTTGTAGATGATGCTACTAAGGCTTCTGAAGAATATGGATTACAGGTATCTCGTGCTATAGAACAAGAATGGTTTAACCAAGGGAGAACTAGCGGCAATAGATATTTAACACATTGGAATAATTTTAATAGATTAAGGTTATATGCAAGAGGTGAACAATCTGTACAAAAATATAAAGATGAGTTATCAATCAATGGTGATTTATCTTACTTAAACTTAGATTGGACACCTGTACCTATATTATCAAAGTTTGTTGATATAGTTGCTAATGGTATATCTCAAAAGACTTATGATGTAAAAGCATTTGCACAAGACCCGGATTCTTTAAAAAAGCGTATGAATTACGCATCGGCCTTAAAATTTGATATGGCTAATAAAGAATTAATAGGCAGCAATAAACAAGAATTTGGAATAGATATATCAAAATCAAATATTCCGCCAGCTGATTTACCTGCTACATTAGATGAATTA